AACCCCAAAGATTCAGCTTCTGCTTTTTCTTTAATAACAATTGCTTTTTGATATTTAGATTTTAACTCAGTCAATGTTTCCCATTGCTCTTCCACATCAGCAATCTTACCCGCTTGTGTAACCAATGCTCCATGTAAAATATTTAGAGTTTCTAATTGATTACCTTGCTCATCAACTTTCTTTTGTGTTTCAATTGCATCTTTTACGAATACATTGTTCATACAAAAGTTACAATTAGGGTCATACTCATGTTGCTCCAAATGTGAAAGTTTCTCTTTATTATGTTCAATACCCTTTTCTAACAATTCTATCTGATGATTTGTATCGTTTATCTGGTCTTTCAATAAATCCCATTCACGTTTAGCTTCTTCAATAGGCAAATCGTTAATAGTTTTATTTTCTTCAATCGATTGTGAAACTTCTGCTATTAAATTAACATATTCATCTATTTTAGTTCCTTTTAATTTCTTTTCTGAAAGAATATGTAGTATATCTCTACCTAAATCACCCTCTTGCTTTGTTAATGATTCTAAATTTAGATTACCATCAATTGGTGTTAATTCTCTACTTAATCCAACAATCCTATTACCCAAATCAGTTGAATCGGTATTTAATCTTCCTAATTCTTTTTCTAAATCTTTTAATTCAGCTTTCTTTTCTTTTAATTCGGTTGCCTTATCAGCGAGCTCCGAAGTGAAATCCGTTTTTTTAAAGTTCTTAATCAATACGGAAACTTCTTTGATATCTTCGGTTGCAGTTTCATATAATTTATCAAACACATTTAATCCCATAAATTGTGCTAATAAATCTTTTCTTTCTGATTGTGATTTATCAATAAATAAAGCATTATTACCTTGTAAAGATAATGCGGTTAACACAAAATCTTCATACTTACCAACATATTGTTCGATAATAGTATTTGTATCTCTTCTTTCCGTTCCGTTTAGAGAAGTCCTATCATCACCATCTTGTCTCCAAAATTGTACATCAACTTTAACATTCTTTCCTTTGTTAATTGTCTTTGCCGTTCTTTCGATATGGTAATCCAATCCATCTATTTGGAAGTGTAAGTGACAAATGAAATCTGATTTACGATTGTTTAGAATATTTTGAGCTTTATAAGCTCTACTACTCTTATCATATAAACAAAATGATATTGCATCAAATAGAGAAGATTTACCTGTTGCATTTGGTGCAAATAAACCCATTAATCCACCTAACTTTGTAAAATCAATTTTGTTATTCTCCCCATAACTAAACATATTTGAAAACTCAAAACGAATTGGTTTCCATTGAATATTTCTTTGTACATCTTCATTTACAATTCTACTATTTATATCTCTATTAATTCCTTCTAATTTTTCGATATCCTCTTTAGCTACAAACGGCATCATTCTTTCAATATACTCATTTATAAGTGAGTTTTGATAATTGATATCCGAAATATCTTCGAAGTCTAATTTGTTTAATCTATTACCTGTTTTTGATTTAGAAAGAGAATCGGTTCTAATAACTGTGAAATCCTCAACACCATATCTCATCTTAATTTCAGCCATTACTCTTTTAGTATCAGCAGAATCGGTATTAGATAAACGAACTCTTAAACGAGGTTTGTTTGGCATATCGTTTACAATAGGAACTTTCCCATTATCAATATCCATAGTATAATACCCATAATCGTTATGAATATCAACCGCTTCGTAACTCATTGTATCCAAATCCCAAACAAGGAATCCGTGCTTATCCAATGTTTCACCAAAGTTTTGTTGAACCAATGAACCGGCATAAACTATCTTACATCCTTTTGGAGAAATCATCTCCTGTCGTTTATGGATATCACCTAATAAAGCTAAATCATAACCATCAAACATATCCGTTGTAAAATGTCTACTACTTACAACATATCCTATATCGGTTTGAGAATTATCAACAGGCCCGTGGAATAAAGCAATCTTTTTATTAGCTGATAACGTATCCGCTTTAGGCCAGTTATCTTTGTTATCAAAAATACTGAATACTGCAAAATCAACTCCACCAATTCCGTAAACTTGTGTATCTCTTAAATATGTAAAGTTTGGTAGATTTAGAGCTTCAACAATTGGAGTAAGTACATCCAATCTATCGGAGTTATTCATATTACAATCGTGATTACCCGTAATAAGAATAGTTTCACATAGTTTAGAACACTCTGTAAATAACCAACTAATCTCTCTCACTAATTCAGGAGATAATTCTAATTTAGCATGAGCAATATCTCCTGCTAAATATATAATTGAATCTTCCGTACCTCTTTTACGGATTTCTTCAAACATCTTCTCAAACACTTGTCTATACTCATTGTGTCTTTTCACATTACGAATATGCACGTCTGCAATGTGGTAAATCTTTTTTAAACTCATAAATTTGTAATCTTATTTAATAATAATTCTTCCGATGAAAACTCTTTAGTTTTCTTTAGTTCTTCATAAAACTTTTCATATCCAATTTCAGATGCATCTTTATCTTTCATATACATCATCTTTACATTTATACCTTGCTTTCTAAAATACTCTGCTGCTTTAAGGGCTTCATTAATTGCATCACTATCTAATGAAATAATAATATCACTAACTCCACTCATAAAGATTTTCTCAACCAAATTACGAGATGGGAATTTACCCAAAAGTGGAATAGCATTTCTTTTAATTGTAATTGCATCAAATACACCTTCACATAATATAATTGGTTCATTCCAATTAACTTGTGATTCGAAACATATTACATTTTTACTGATTGGAGGATTTTTATATTTCATTTTATTATCCGAATAATACGAACGAGAAACAAAATAGTTTAATGAACCATCTGAATTATATGATGGTACAATTACTCGCTGGCCGTATAATCCTTCCTTACAATATCCAATGTTATATTTAATAATTTCTTTTATACCAATTCCTCTTTGAGAAAGATAGAACATAGCATTTTTATATTCAGGATTAAAGCCTTTAGGAACTTCACTAAGCGATGTAAATTCTTTTGGTAAGGAAATATATACTTTAGTATCCGCATCCTCTGTTTGGGGATTATAATTTGAATCACCATATATTTCTCTAATGATTGATATTGTCTTTCTATCAACATCCAATCTTTTTAATAAAGATGTTAATTTTTTACCACCACTATTACAAGTCCAACAATGCCATTTTTGAGTTTCGGTATTAACTTGGAGCTTTTGCTTGGAGTGATTACAAAATGGACAATAAAAGGCTAATTCATTACCCTTTAAATTGGAATAACTACCCAACGCATTAGAAAGCGTTGTAATAACTTTATTTTTGTCAGTACTTTTCAACACAATCCAAAGATACTACAAATATTTTAAATTTCCAAATATTTTAGAACCAATCTTCCGGTATTACCTTGTCAGCATACTTAAATCCGTTCTTATCACACCAATCTGCGTAAGTAGTTTTAGAATTCTTTGTTATTTTGTTCTTTGAGTTGGAAAATACGAATCGTATATCCAAATTGGGGTTTTGTTGTTTAACTAATAGATGTTTCTTTCTATCTGTTGCAACGAATCTACCCTTTGTTTCTATAAAAATACCATTAGGTAACTTAAAATCAGGATTGTAAGTATGTTGAGAAGCAGGTATAGTATAAGCGACCTTTTCGGACTCATATTTAACCTCCAAACCCTTTGATTCAATTTGTATAGATATATTTTCTTCAAGACCGGATTTAAATCCATATTTTCTAGCAACCCAGCTGCTAGATTTCTTTGTAACTTTTTTAGCCATTAAATTGTTTTATTTTTTCTTAAAAGTATCAGAATACTTTTTTTGATTTAATTCACCACCTCTACCTGTTTTAAATTTAGTAGCAGTTAATACTTGCTCATCTGCTTTTTTTAAATCATTTGTAGTATATGGTGTTTTTGCATTTACACCCGCTTCAAATCCAATCTTATCAACTCCTAATGCGGATTGGTTTGCTTTGTATAATTCTTCTATTGTTGCCATTGTTTTTGTTTTTAAATATAAATATAAGATTATGTATCAAATCGTACAATAAAGTTTACAGTTAAATCATGTTCTGACTTTATTGGTTGTGGTAATTTAGCTACTGCAACTAAATCACAATTATCATCATATAAACCAATTGTTGTAATAAATGGTGTTAAGAAAGAACC